CTGGCGGCAGAACCTGATCAACAAAAACGCGGGGTATTATTATACAATCGCGGGGCGCAATATCACCGCAGAGGGCAAGGTCGCAGCAGGCGAGTGGATCGACACCATTCGAGGTCGGGACCGGCTCAAGTATCGCATTCAGGAGGCGGTGGCGCTGGTCGTGATGAACGCCGACAAGGTGCCGTACACTGACGCAGGAATCGGCAAGATCGACAACGCCATTCGGGGCTGTCTGCGGCTCTCTGTGACGGATGGATTCCTGACCGACAACTACACTGTGATCGTGCCCACCGCAGCATCACAGGCGCTGGTTGATAAGGCAGCCCGCATCCTGCGTGGCTACTCCTTCACGGCTCCCATCGCGGGCGCGATTCACGTCGCGTACATTACCGGGACTCTCACCAACTAGGAGCGACAATGGCCACTAGTACATGGGATTTTAAGAAACTCGTCGTCGCCTACGCTGGTCAGACCCTCTCGGGGTTTGCGGGCGACATCTCGATTGACCCAGACGGCGGCGAGGACATCGCCACCAAGACCGTCGGCAGCGACGGAAGCGAAACCGTCGTCGTCTTCCACAACAACAACAGCGGCGGCGTGACGATGGCTCTCATGGCATCGTCATCGAGCAACGATATCCTGTCGGCTCTCGCGGCGGCAAAGACCGTTGGTCCGATCCTCATCCGAGACACCAACGGGCGCACCGTCCTAGAGGCTCCGGCGGCTTGGGTCGCGCGTCGTCCAGTCGTGGCGTACGGCGCTGAGATGTCTGAACGCGAATGGCGCATTGACTACTCCGACGCCAAGTTTGTGATCGGCGGATTGGCGCAGGTGTCCTAATGCCCAGAGATCCACAGACCCGCGTAATCGACGGTCACACCGTCCAGGTACAAGCGCTCCCGGTGTTCAAGGGGCAGAAGCTTTTCGTGCGCCTACTCAAAGCGGTGGGCGGGTCGTTTGGCCCGGCGTTTGCCGCGCTGGCGTCATCGGGCTCCAAGGGGCTCGGTGATATCGACCTGGCGCAGCACTTGCCGACGATGTTCTCGGCTCTGTCTCCCGAAGAGCTGGAAAGCATCACGCGCGAACTACTGACCGGCGCGGTGCTCGACCCACACAGCGAGCCGAGGAACCTTCTCGCAGTCTGTGACATCGTGTTTCAGGGGTCAGTGCTGACCCTGCTCAAGTGCGCGATGTTCGCGGTCGAGGTCAACTTCGGTGATTTTCGAGGGATCGTGGTCGGGATGCTCGACGACGCACGACGGAAGGCGCAGAGCAAGGAGAGCCCCTCACCGGGATCGAGTGGTTCGCCGACGAGTGGCCCATCTGGCGGATCGTCCACGCCAAGCTAGCCACCCTCCGCGAGATTGGGGAGTACTGGTCTTTGTCCGATGTGCGCAAGGCAAACGACCTACTTGACGCCTACGAGGGCGCCGAGCGTAGGATGCGCAAAAAACAGGAGAGGAGTCGGCGTTGATAGTCCGTGAGCTGTTTGCAAAACTTGGGCTCTCAGTCGACGCTGCCTCTTTTGCTGTCGCTGACCACATGCTGGGCGCGGTCAAGTCCGGCCTCGGTCTGCTGGTCAGTGGCGCGGTACGCGCTGGCGAAGGTCTGGCGGAGATCATCACCAAGACGGTCGAGACGGCAGGTGCGCTCAATGACACGTCGGTCGCGTTGGGCGTTACCACCGACGCGATTCAAGAACTGGGCTATGCCGCCAAGCTCAACGGCTCATCTGTCGAAGGGATGAGCGACGGACTCCGCAAGCTCTCAATCAACATGGCGGCGGCAGCGGGCGGGAGCGAGGAGGCGGCGCAGACCTTCCGCCGGCTGGGAGTGCAGATCTCAGCAAACGGCAAGCTCCGCGATGCCGATGCTGTGTTCGGCGACCTAGCTGAGAAGTTCAAGGCGATGCCCGACGGAGCGCGGAAGGTAGCTACTGCGGTCGCTTTGTTCGGGAAGTCTGGGGCTGCGCTCATCCCGACGCTAATGGAAGGCAGAGACGGGCTCGCGACACTGCGCCAAGAGGCGCGCGACCTTGGCATAGTGCTAGACACCAATACGATCAAGGCCGGCGACGATCTCGGCGATACGTGGGACAAGCTCAAAGCCGCAGCGGACGGGCTCCGGTACTCAATCGGCGGGCCGCTGCTGTCGGGATTCAAGGAACTGTTAGATTCCATGGTCCGGTGGATCAAGGCAAACAGAGAACTGATAGCTCAGCGCTTGCGCTCTGTAATGCGGGGCATCGCTGGAGCAATCAAGGCCGTCGGGGTCGGTTTGGATTTGGTGTGGCGTGCGCTCAACTTCGTGATCGCCCGGTGGAAGCTGTTCGCCGCGCTTATCGTCGGTTCGCTTGCAGCAATCGCAATTGCAAACGCGGGGGCGGTGATTTCTTTTATCGCGCTCGGGGCCGCCGCGATCGGATCGGCGATAGCTGCTGCTGCGGCTTGGGTTGTGGCGGCGGCCCCGTTTATCGCACTTGCTGCCTTGATTGCGATCGTGCTCCTGGCACTTGAGGATCTGTGGGTGTTCCTTCATGGCGGGAAGTCGCTCATCGGCGATGTCGGGAAGGAACTTGCCAAGCTCGTATCAGACTTCATCGATCAGGGGCCAAAGGCCGGCGAACACTGGATGCTCAAGATCCTGCGCTCGGTGCTGATCTACCTGCGTGCCGTAGGAAGAGCTTGGGAGTTCATATTTGGGAAGATCTTCGACGGTGTTTCATGGATGGCAACCAAGATTGACGGTTTGATAACGCGACTCGATATGCTGGCACGCATTGCCAATGTGAAGTGGGACATCACAGGCAACTTAAAGCGGGGCGGCAAAACAGTGCTCGGTGCCCTGGACTCTGCTGGGGTCGCGGTCGGAAACGCAGCGGAAGGCGCCTCACAACTGTTTGCACCGAGGGCTCCGATGGTAAGCAGCGCTCCGCAGGTCGCGCAAAGCAAAGTCGTCAACGCTTCCTACGCTCCGACGATCGTACAGCAGCCGGGACAGAGCGCAACCGATGTTGCAAACGAATCCCAGCGCTTGTGGTCTGAGTGGATGTCCTCCGAGGTTGAGGGCGCATCCGCAGCGGTGGGAGCCAAGTAAATGGCGACCGAAAAGTACACCGGCCCGACGATGATCGGCGATCTCGCGCTCGACTGCACTGTCACCGAGACGCACACTGCGACCTCTACCGTGACAGAGCATCCGGTCGAGAGCGGCGCGAACATCACGGACCACATCCGGCCGGACCCGGTGCAGCTCTCAATCACGGGCATCGTGAGCGATACGCCGATTGGTTCCAAGCAGGTGCAGCGCGCTGTGTCAGTGGGTGGCGCATCGGTCCAGGTCACGCAGCAAGAGCCACCGATCAGCGCGACCGGGTTTGGGAGGGCGGCATGGGCCAAGCTTGACGCAATCCGGGTTGCCGCCAAGCCGGTCAAGGTGGTCACTCGCGACAAGACTTACGAGAGCATGGCCCTTGTTTCGCTATCGGTGCCCAAGGAATCCAAGACGGGCGGCGCTCTGTACTTCACTGCGCAGTTCAAGCAGGTGCGGATCGTCTTCAACCGCTCGACAAAGGTGGTGGTCGCGAAGGCCCCGAAGTCACACAAGAAACAGGACACTGGAAAGCAGCCCACAGCAGAGCTTGAAGCGCCGAAGAACTACTCCAGCGAAATGCGCGACTTTGCCGGGGATGCCGGGGTCGATAAAGCACTAGATCGAATCAGTGGCCTACGCTCTTCCTTGGAGCTTTAACATGGTCGAAATCCCTCTCCGTTCAGACCTCCCGCACTTCACCGTTGTCGTCGAACTTGACGGCAGTATCTACCGCTTGGAGTTCGTTTGGAACACTCGCGAATCGGCGTATTACATGCACATGTACGACGCTGAGGAGTCGATCATCCAAGGCTCTCTTAAGTGCGTCGTCGGCTGGCCCATTGGCGTGCTGCAATGCACAGACCCGCGTCGACCGGCTGGCATGCTGGTGTTTGTGGACTCCGCAAACTCCGAGCGCGACCCGGTGTGGATTGACGGCAAGGACCTCTACAAGCTGGACACGGTGACGAGAGTACCCGGCTACGGCGAACTAGGCGACCGAGTGCGGCTGCGCTATTGGACGCTCGCAGACATGCAAGTGGTGGCCGACGGTGGCTGATCAGCGACTACAGGATCGGCGCGTCCGACTGCTCATAGCGAACCGAGTCGCCGAGGACTACAAGAGCCTCACCGCTGAGGTGACAGAGATCAAAGACCTCCGGGTGCAGTTTTCTGTCAAGAAGAGTTCAGCCAAAGAGCCCAACACGGCAGAGGTCACGATCACGAATCTGTCACCGACCCGACGCGCAGCGCTGCAAACCAAGGGGGTCAAGTTCGTACTGGAGTGCGGGTACGTTGACACCGGGGTCAAGCAGATCTTCCAAGGCGACGTGCGCCACATCTCGCACGTTCGCGAGGGCGCGGACTGGCGAACGGTCCTCAAGTCCGGCGAT